CCTTGTCGATTGCCGCAGCAATCTTAGGCGTCAGCACTCCATTCGCCGCCAGTTCTCTTGCCTCCTGTCTGATACTTTCCATTTCGGACAGGCTAGCCCGAAGCCGGAGCTCAGCTTCCCTCGCTCGTGTTTGGTTCGTGGCGCGGAGATTCTCCAAGTCAATAGCCTGTTGATTTCTGATATTGCGGTCCTCTTCAGCCAATTGACGAGAGCGATCAAAGTCTTCTTTCACATACCCGCGTTTACGTGCCTCTTCATCGAGACGAAGCTGAAGCAGACGCTCATTTTCATTGCGATCACGGATCGCATTTCCAATAGACCCCATCCCACCAGAGATGGAGTTTCCAATCATCAAGCCAAGGTTTGCGAGGTTGTTCATGGTTAGGTGCTTGGTGCGTCAACTTTCCCATTTGTTGATCCTGTAAGGCTGCTTGATGCCAAAGCAGAGCCAGTTCCAGTGCTTGGAGTCTTCGACTTGATGTTAGAGGCGGCGAGCTGTAGCCCACCACTCAGCAGCCCGCTCCCAATCCCAGCCCACAAGGAGCCTGATTGATCTGCCTCGGTTGTCGTGGCCGTGGCCGTTGTTGGCGTGGCAGAAGTTGAAAACCAGTTCAAGCGATNNAAGCCCCTGCCATCCAATCTCGTCAGCCTTTCCAATGTTGGACAACTGAAGCTGCCCGAGCTGTGCATTAGTAGTCGCTGCGGCCTGCTTCCTCGTAAGGTCATTATCGAAGTAATTCTGCTTTAGATCTGCTCCCATCCGGGTGGCGTCGGCCTTCGAGTTTGCCAAGGAGGCATCGAGGTTGAATCTCGTGTCAGCGTTCGCATTGGTCAGCGTCGTTTTTCCAGACGCAAGATAGTCGGCCAGCGTCTTGCGAGCATCGCTGATCGTGCCCTCAATGCCCTGTTTGTCGGTGGCATTGATAAGGCGAGCGTTTGCCATTGTGTTCGCAGCTTGCTGTCTCGCGTCGATTGTCGCCCTGGACAGCGCGGCATCGCTCATCGAGGATCCACCGAGATATCCCTGAGAAGCCATGTCGGCAATGAGCTGATCTCGTGTACTCTCTGCCCCCTGATTGATTGCAGCGGATTGAAGCCGGGCTGCATCCAGTCTGGAATTGGCTACTGGATCCAGAGAACTGAGGAGTGACTTGCTGTAATCGTCAATGGCCGCCGTCTTTGCCGTCCCTTCCAGATCGAGAGCCCCCTGCTTTGCTGC